TATCTGGATCTTTTATTACAGGTGCATCATCTTCAGCCGTTACCGTTGTAGGGTCTGCTATAGGATCATCTCCTTCAGGTTGAGAGAGAGGGTCTGTATCTACGTCGGGTGGGTAAAATATACTTCCAGTGTCTACTTGATCTCCACTTTCCCCTCCTGCAGTAGCAAATTGTTCTGTTTCGTCAGTAGTAGGTGTTGTTGCACCTGTTTCTGCTTCAGACATAGCATCAAGAGTTTCTGCATCTACTATAGAAGCCGCTTCTATTCTTTCTTCTATTTCTTCTTTTGGAGTTGTTGCAAAAGTCGTCATTGCATTTCCTATGGCGTTATCTAAATCTTGTCCTTTAGTTAAATTTGATATGGTGTTTGCGAACCCATCGATAACGTCTGAAGAAAAACCTGCTTCTTGTCCTATGGCATTTGCTATTTCTTTACCAATATTATCTATAGCTTCATCCATACCAATAGCGCCCGACACTATGTCTTTCGTCGTTGCTCCTGATCCTATAGCCTTAATAGTGTTAATTAATTCTTGTGGCGGTTCTGTTCCTAATATGTTTGGTAAATTTTTAATTATGTTGTTTGTTAAAGTAGTAAAACCACCCAACCCTGTAAAAGCTTGAAACGCATTAAGATTTCCGTCTGATACACCTTTAAGCACTGTTGCTGCAGTTGTATAAGGCACAGATAACCCACCTGAAGCAATAGCAAGAAATCCTTTTCCTATACCACTATCAATAAACCTATTTATAGCACCGCCAAGACCTTCGTTTCTTTCGCCCTCTGCACCTTTTTCCCAATCTACAGCGTTTCTAAACTTATCTCTGCCTGTATCTTTCTCTACAGTTTGACCATCTTCGTTCACATAAACTTGCGCCCAAGTTTTACCTACATCTTTAAAGACCGTGCCATCTTCACCAAACCTATAACCTTCTTTAGGTTCACCGTTTTCATTCATATACGCACTTGTATCTGTTAGGGGAGTTAAATTTTCATTAACGACTTCTTCATAGTTATCCAACATCCCCGCAGCTTTGTCTTCGTTACGAGTGCCTATATCAATCTCATTACCGTCTTCGTCTTGGTAGTACCAATACCCATCATTTTTTTCGTAAATATCAGTGTTATAAGGTGGGTTTGCTATTACATCTGCTTGAGTTGCCGCCGTTGTTGCCTGTTCTGCTTGAGCTGCTAATGTATCTGCCGTCGTCTGCGCTTCTGTATAATTTTGTTGGGCTTCTTGTGTTTCTGTTACTTGTTCTGGAGTTATATTAGAGTCAATATATCCTGCAGTTCCATCTATATTAGGTCCTGTAAACTGTCCTGTGCCAGGGGCTGAAAGCATTGTTTCATAAGCATTTTCTGCATTTTGTATTGCTGTTTCTGCCTCCGCTGCTAACCTATCTGCTTCTGCTTGTAACCTGTCTGCCTCTGCTTGAGCCGCTTCCTGTTCTGCCGCTTGTGCTTCCGCTAGCCTCGTCGCCTCTGCCTGTTCTTCCTCTAGTCTTTCTGTTACTGCTGCTCCTGCAGTTAGGAAATCTTCGCTTGGACCAATACCAAAACTACTTAAATCTAAATCTGGATTACTTTCTGCTATTTGAGCTAAAGCTGCATTTTGTTTGTCTATGTCTTCTTGTGTCGTTGGTTTTCCTGACCAAAAATTAAAGTCGCCTACTTTTGCCATTATGTTAACTCCAATACACTAGCAACAACATGTAACCTATTAGCAGTAGCAGCAGTTACTTTTATTATTTCACCTGCTGTAACAACAAGAGGTGCAGTAAGTAACTCTGTTGTAGCGTTTGCGCTAATAGACTTTGTTTTAAATAAACTAAACACACTAGTGCCATTAGTCAAAGTAACAGTTATAGTATCTGCGTTACCTGAGTCTTCAGATACAAGTATAGACTTAAATATAGCAGTTGTAGACGTTGCACAGGTATAAAGTGTTGTAACACTTGTGCTTGTTAGATCTGCTTTTGCATTTGTATACGTATTTGCCATTAGCTAAAAAACCACGCTTGTGCTTCAGATCTGTTTACAATAGCAGTATCACGTAATGTATTATCTATTTGACTAAAATATATACGTAACAATGCGTTAAATTCACTTACATACAACTTATCATATTTATCAGGAGGAAAAGGCAGGGCGGGTGCGCGAAACTCTACTTTATATTCTGTAGTCATTAGCGCCTCCCATCTGGACGCATATCAAGTCTTGGAGCGCCTAACTGCCATTGAACTCCTGTAGCACTTGACTCTATTTTTAAAGACATTTGCCTACCTCGAACTCGTGTGTGTACTTGCGTTGTATAGACCTCTACAGGAGATGTAGCTGAACGTGTTATTGTGCCTGTATTCACACCACTTTCTGACGCGGGGTTGTTGTATCCTGAACCTGAAGACCCCAAACCAAAAAATGTCATTGTTACAACAGGACTATCAGCAGTAGACCCCTCAAAAGATACATCAGGTATTACACGAGACATTAACATAAACTGATGTCCATCATCTAAATCAAACTCTGCTGAAGTAATAAACGAAGATATAGCCGCTGTAGTGCCTGTTTCATTATCATCTATACCATTCTCATGATCGACAAGCACTCCATTGTAAGTGGCTGCTAGCGGGAAGTTACGAAGTCCTGAGTCAAGCCAAGCAGACCGTGCCATAGACCCATAATACCAAATATTTTCTACATAATTGTACACGATATATTTATCAATATTAGTGGCACTGCTAGAACAATAAAACCACCATATTTCATTATACCCTTCATTACTACCACCAAACACCTGAGTATATTGTTCAGTATTAAAATCAGTAAAAACATGTTTACGTAAATCACATGGTAATGTTTGCACCCGTCCATCATATTGATAAAACTTATCTTTACCCATCCAATAGGTTGCGCCCCCCGCGGTAACCATAGCATTTTGAGAAGCTATAGATATTTTTTCACCAATAAGTTGAGAACTCCACACACCTGAATCTATTCCTACATACTGTAAAGCATACAAAGCAGAATCAGTCCAAATAAGAATTTCTTGTCTACCTTGTTTTGCTCCAACTATCTCCGTTCCTTTAGATAATGTTAGAAACCCTGCTTGACTAGTAGCAGTAACCTCCCAATTTACAGCACTTTCTATATCTGACCAACGTATAAGCATAGGGTCTTGAGTAGTAGATCCGTATATATTAGCACCGAAACAAAACACAAAATTACTTACATCAGAAACTAATATTCCGTTTTGAACGGTAGGTACATTAGATGCCCCTGCAAGAGTGCTAAGTTCAACCGCTCTTGTTTCTAAAGGAGAATCTACGCTTGCATCCCAATAATACAATCTACCTCCTCTTGGTCCAAAGATTAAGTCTTCTGTAAAATTACTTTGTGTCCATAATCTAAAATCTTCTGTACTTGTTTCACCAGTACCAAAAGGACCTGACCCCCAAGCACCTGCGCCCCACCCTCGGACTTCTGTAGCAGATGCTGCAGTTGTACTTACTTGATAAGTTGCTACAACACTATTACCGCCGTTGCCAGAATCTGAAGAAGTAGATGCAACATTAGTAAATTTTAATGTACTGTCACTAAAACTTTTAGCAAGAATTGTGTAAGTATCTGGGGTCTCTACTGCTTCTATTTGATAATTTCTATTTAAAACAGTAGCAGTAATATTACCTCCTAGTGAAGCAGCTCCACTAAATGTTACAAAGTCTCCTGCAACAACTCCATGAGCAGCATCTGTAACAAGTATAGTAAAACATGTTACTGCGGCTCCAGAACTATGTGTTGCCGCTGTTGTGCTAGTAGCCACGTCGTCTACAAGCTTAGAGGCTCCTCGTGTACAACCTGTCAACGTGTTGTCAGTAATACCTGTATAATCTACAATCTCACTGCCTATTAACACTTTCCCTGCTATTGGAAACCCCGTGGCATCAGTTATAGCTATAGTTGTTGCACTTGTTGAACTTACATTAGCGCTTAAAGTTGTATTAGACGCACTAAATGTTACATCTCCTGATGAGGTTGTACTACGCACAGGGGTAATGTCATTGTAAGCTCCCCCGTTTTCTATTAGAAATTTAAGGTTAGTACCTACACCTATTAAATTTTGTCCTGATAAAGTAATCCAGTTATGTAATGATCGGGCAATACCATCAAAAGTTGAAGAGTTTATACGGGTCCACCCACCAATTTTTTCAGGAGTGCCTTGTCTAAACCGTATATTGTTACACTCAAACCAACCACCTTCATTAGTATAACGAGTATTTTCTCTATTAACTCCAGATTTAAATAATAACTTCTTAAGAGGCATAGTACTTCCTATATTAGTTGTAGAGCTTCTTCTAACGCTTCTTTATTTCTCCTTGTCCAACCTTTACCAAATGTATCAAATGTTGACAATCCTTCATAAAACCCTTGACGCTTATCGTGCATTTTATGTAGGACTTCTTTTGCATCGTGTTCTGCAAGCATCTTTAATGTTTTAGGTCCTATACCGCCGTCTTGTGTTGCACCGATAATACCTTGTAAAGCTTTGGCGCTACGACTTGTTCCTGAATTAACACCCCAATCAAAACAAAAAAAGTCTAAACCAGATGGTAAGTCGTCTCCTTTAATTTTTTTCCAATACTGATTTTTATACAAAGGAGCTACATCAGTTGGGCTAAGATATTTCATCTCATTATCTTTGAGTTCTCTACCAACCCATCGTTGCCAAACTAAACGTGTTACACCGTGATTAGTCTCGCCCCCAGGGTCACGCGGGTGGTTAACGTAGCCACCTTCATGTTTTAAAAGCATTTCCAGAGCTTTCTCGAAATTTTCTTTCATCGTCACTCCTTTGTTTGCACGTAAGACAAACTTCTTTCATAGTTTTCCATTTTTGTTCTCTAGTGTATATCCAGTATACATTTATTTTAGTTCCACAGACAATACAAACTTCATCTTCTATTTCGTTAAACCTTTCTGCTTCTCATATGTTCTGAGGGAGCCTATGCCCAACATTCCGCCTAAAACCGTGAGGAGCGTACTCATGTCGAAATTTGGTAATTCTGGTATTTCAACTCCAGTTACAGTTAAAATAAAAACCAAAAAAGGTTGCAGCACAAAATGATACGCAAAAGCAATCCCAGATGTCCACCCAATAAAGGGCCGCCAACCGCCTTTAAACAAACTACCAGACGCTGCTTCTGCTTTGTTTATTTCTAATTGTCCTTTAGCTAACTCTTGTGCATGGGTGTCAGCCATTGTTGCTAGTTCATGGGCTAATTTAGCCTTCTGATCTTTGTCTTGGATTACTTTATCAAGGATACC